CTCCTTACAAAGCATGGCGGCCAAGAGAAGATCTTCAGGACCTTTGAGTACGTGTACGGTAAGGCTGTAGAGGAGGCCAACAAGGTTCACTACTTTAATCCGGACCGTAGCTTCTTCGAAAGATCGATCAACCACCCGGTGCTTGGGATCTACCCATACTCATACATGATGCACAAGGTATTGCCTGAAATGGTTAAGCTATTGTTCACTAAGCCGTTTGGTATGCATGCCCCTGGCGCTGGGTATGCAGCCTATGCAGATATTAGAAACTACATCACAAGGGAGATTGAATCAAACAGTGAGCTGCGAAGGAAGCTTGCTGCCTCACCGGACGTTGTTAACCTGATTAGCGCCCTGTTCCCAGGGTTGCCAAACGACATCTCAATTAGCTTCAGCCGATTTGTAAGAAACCCAGCAAAGGGCTTTATGACACAAACAGGGTACGGCAAGAGCGGATATGGAATTGCCAACCTGAGTACAGATATGATGGGCGCTGCGACCGGAGTTGGAGTTGCTGGACTAGTTGGAAGCGGAAGCAGAGCCATCGAACAATTGCTAAATGCGTTGGGGCCTGATGCTCCAATAAACATTCAGTCGGATAGAATCCTGGGAGAATCCCAGTTGACTGATCTGACAAGATAAGGAGAAACGCGTGGACGAAGTCGTGTTGAACGACCAGGTTGAGTCGCGGGAAACGCCTGCCACTGACCAGGATAATGACATCACCACTTGGAAAAAGCGTCTGGCTGGCAAGGACCAAGCTTTGACTGCTACCAAGAAACAGTTTGACGAGCTCAAATCTGAGTTCGACAAGGTGCAATCATGGAAGCTTCAAATGGAAGAGGCTAGCCTGACTGAGTTCGAGAGAGCTCAGAACAAGATTGCAAAGCTTGAGCAGGAGCTTAAGGCTACTAGAGATGCTGAGTCCAAAGCTCGCCTTTCTAAGGAGTATCCATCGTATGTTCAGTGGCAGGAGAAGTCTGCAGCACTTTCCGATGAGGAGAGAGCAGCAGAGTTTGAAGCTATGATCAAGACCGGTGGCAAGAAGCCTGACGACTTTGTAGATCCAAACAAGCCAGCAAGGGCTATGCCTACAGCTGGAAATAAAAGAACCGCAGGGCAAATCGTTAAGGACATCGCTGACCTTGGCAATCCCTGGGGTGAGTAATTAAGGAGTAATAGTAATGGCAACGAATACACGAGCCGCTATTGACGCTGGCTCATCGAACGCTTATTCTGCGCTCATTACGGAACTCGTCGCTTCGCAGGCTCAGGAGAACCTGCGTGACCGACTGGTACACGCAATGCCGGGTAACTACACGGCAGGACGTTTCCAGAAGGGCAGCAACGAGATCCGCTATGCGCGCTACCCGGACCTGACGCCACTTGGCATCGGGGACACACTTACCGAAGCTGGGGCACCTGCTGAGTATGATCTCACGATCACGACTGAGTCGTTCATCCCTAAGCAGTACGGTAAGGTTCTCAAGATTTCAGATCTTGCGCAGCTCGACAGCCCGCATGACCTGATCGCAATCGCGTCGGAGCGCCTCGCTCGTGCCGCCACGGAGTCGATGGATACCATCATCCGTGACGTTCTCAAGCAGGGTACAAATGTTAGATACGCTGCTGGCCGTGCATCACGTGCATTGGTCCAGTCGGCTGACAAGCTTACCGGCCTCGAGATCAAGCAGACCGTAGCCAAGATGAAGGCCGCTAACATCCCAACCTTCGCGGATGGGTTCTATCGCGCAATCCTTCATCCAGCTGTTGAGTTTGACCTCTTGACCGACACGAGTGCAAACGGCTTCCTTGAAGCTTCTAAGTACACCAAGAACCTCGAGCTCCTTAACGGAGAAATCGGGGCCTACTCTGGCGTGCGCTTCATGGTTTCGCCAACGGCCGCAACGTTCACTGGTGGGGTAGGCGGGGCGCTTACCATTCACTCGACGTTCGTGTTCGGTCCAGATGCCTACATCGTAGGCGACAGCCAGACGCTTCAGAGCTACTTCGTGGCTCCGGGCGGCGACCATGCAGATCCAATCTCGCAGGTTGCAACGCTTGGCTTTAAGATGCGCTTCGGTGCAATCCTCCGTGGTGAGGGTACGACCGGTGAGTTCGATGGTAGCAATACCTCGACTGGCCAGCCTCGTTACCTCCGCGTGGAGTCCGTTGCTTCGACGCTCTAATCGGAACTGAGATTGGGGGCCGGGTTATGTCCGGCCCCCAACTCATAAGGAGACTTTATGGCAATTACCCTATCAGCACTCAGGACTATCGTACGCCGTGACCTGCGTGACTCCGGTGCCACCAAGACGTGGAGTGACGACGAAGTCAACGACATGATCAAGTGGGGAGTCCAGGAAGTCTCGCGTGTGCGCCCACAGGAGACATATGATACAGTCACTTACACGGCGCCTACAGTTGGCACGTTCTTTACTATTGATACGCTCACACTTGACTCTGTATACCGGGTTGATGTTTACGTCAGCAGCAAGTATGCTATGTCTGTTCCATTTGCGCAGGATGCCCAGGCCAACGGTGGATGGGACTTTGTTAATGGCAAGCTGCACATGCCACCGTTCTACGTTATGCCGAACGGCTCAACGCTGCGTGTGTTTGGCTACAAGCACTATACCCAGCCTACGACTGACGCGTCCTCTATCGAGCTCGACGACGATGCTACTAACGCAGTGCGTGCCTGGGTACAGAAGGAAGCAATGTTCTTGCTGATCTCTGACCGCGTGCGGTTCCAGCAATGGCAGGTTGCATCGGGAGCATCTGACACCAACAGCATCCAGCTAGCACAGCTTTACAGCGCAGCAACACGAAGGTGGGACAGCGTGTCTAAGGCCGTGCGTAGAGTAAGGAAGACACCCTAATGGATCTTAGTGCAGCAGTAACTATCCAAAGGCCAGGAGCTGCGCCTCTAGATATTAACAGCGTAAGGAACCCGTCTGCTATCGGGTCTGCTCCTGTGTCCGGGTATATGATTGATTCGGTTGACTTCAGCATGGTTGGCGTATCTGCATTTACTGAAGACACTCCACTCGTAGACGGGATTGACAGCTATGACCCGTATCTTGGTGGGAGGCAGATCAACATGATCATTAGTGTTTACGGCGACACGTACGGAGATTTCTGGGATAAGATTACTGCACTTAACTTTGCATTCCAGGCGATGCCTAGGGCTGCAAACACAGGAACGTATGCAGCCCTAGACGCAGATGGTAAGAGGAAAATGTCGTTCAGCCAACCTAAGGCTAGCGGATCTTACAGCTTATACATGATGGTCAGACCAGCAGCTATGCCAAGGTTTGTTGTAGACAACGCCTCAGTCGCTGGCATTTCTGAGAGAGGGTACTCAACCAAGGTGCAGGTCAGCCTGATCTCAGAAGACCCATATAAATATTTCGAGACAGCCGTCACGACTTCAACAACCCTAAGCGGAACAACCGGTAGCATCAGTGTTGTAAACTCTGGCACTACGGTTGCTTGGCCAACAGTTACATGGAACAGGACATCTAGCGCTGCAATCTCTGCAACTCTTGGATCGTATACTGTGTCACACTCTGCGGCATCAGGCAATGTTACTGATACATTCAGGACCGCTGAGTCAACCAGCTCGTCGACTCTTACGGCATATTCATTCTTTCCTATCCCACCTGGCACGTCCTCTGTCTCAGTAACTGGCCAGTCCGGACAGACGGTAAGCATAACAATTAGAGAGGCACTTGTATAATGATTGCCAAGAGCGTAGTCATCATCTACGGGATGGACGCCTACAATGCAGCCGACCCTTTTGGTAGGGGAAGCATTGTTACCGTGATTAAAGATGCCAGAGACCTAGGGGTTCAGCTCTTTGCCAATGACTCTGGCTCTATGTATTTCACGCTACCAGTAGATCATCCAGCAATCCCACTGATCTCGCCACTGTCACAGCACTACCTTGTTCAGAGGTTGGACAACGGAGTTTATGTAGACGTACAGGGCGGAATCATAACTGACTACGACTCAGGTTCAAACGAAGTTATCATCAATGGAGTCGACTACATGTCAGTACTAAACAAGTACTACACCCCGTTGCATGGGCCGAAGATTGGGGAGAAGGCAATCCCAAATCTAGACACCACTAGCATCACAGATGGATCGGACACGCAGACGCCTAAGAAAATAATTACAGCTGCCGTAACTCAAAACCAGCTCAGGGCAGATCAGAGCTACGCCAATCCAATCGTTGACTCAGGGAACGAAGAGGTGGGGTTTATGCATGTCTACTCCGGCCTGGCAACAAGTGGCACAGACGGAGATGTACCAAGTGGCACAAAGGATGCCATCACTGTTGAGTATGAGCTTGACGGATCAGGCAATAAGAATGGGGTTGTCATTATATCTGGGGCGATGTACATCACTAGATCTACGTCGACAAATGACTTTCAAGA